TAACAAGATTGAGTATAATAGTAAAGAAATAGATAAACTTAATAACGAATTAAGCAAGTCTGAAAATATTGACTTAACTATTAAAGAGGAAGAGATTAAAACACTTAATAAAGGTTATGATGCTGTAGAAAAGTTAATACAGAATCAAATCGTAGAGGTAACAGAAATTAATAGCATTATAAAAGCTACAAATGATAAGTTATCTAAGGTTGGTACATCTGGAGATGTTTGCCCTACTTGTTTAAGACCCATAGAAGTGCATGATAGAGAGCATTTTGAAACTGAAAAAGGTAAGTTAAAGGCTTTAGTTGTAGAAAAGACAGCTGCATTAGATAAGTGCAAAGCTAATGTTAATATATCCAACGAAAAGAAAAATAAAATAAAAGCATTTATCAGTAAAACTAATGATGATTTGAATGCGTTAAAGGTTAAAATAGAAAATAGAAAAATGCTCAGTAAACGTATTCAAGATTTAACTGATTTAAATAATCAGTTAAAAGAAAGCATTGACCACATCAACGAACATAACGATTCATTCAATGATGTTATAGCACAGACTAAAGAACGTTTTGATTTAGTAAAGCAAGAAATTGATAATATTAAAAAAATCATTAACTTGTTAGACGTTGTTAAATTTGTGGTAAGTGAAGAAGGTGTAAAGTCATATATAGTTAAAAAGATACTACAGAATTTTAATAGCAAACTAGCCTTCTACCTAAAGAAGCTTGATAGTAATAGTATTTGTGTGTTTAACGAATACTTTGAAGAAGAGATACTAAATGAAAAAGGTAAGATGTGTGCTTACAATAACTTTTCTGGTGCTGAACGTAAGGCAATAGATTTGGCTTGTTTATTCTCATTTATGGATATGAGAAAAGCTCAAGGCAACGTGCATTATAATATAAGCATCTATGATGAACTATTGGATAGTAGTTTAGATGAAAAAGGTGTTGATTTAGTACTAGAAATTTTAAAAGAACGAAGTGAAAAGTTTAATGAATGTATTTTTATTATTAGCCATAGAAAAGAAAGTATTAAATCTGCAACTGGAGATGTAATATTTTTAGAAAAACATAATGGTATTACAAGACGAGTGAATTTTGTTGAATAATAGCTAACATTTTATAAATTATAATATGATCGGGAATACAAACATACCATTTGCTAATAAATCTGCTATACCATTTCAATCGGCGTCACCGCCAATGTTTCAAGGATTAGCAAATACACAATCGCCAAACACTGAATTAGAACGTCCAAAAGAATTAGATTTACCAAGATTTTTAAATTACTACGCTGATTATAGTGGTTGTGGTCACTGGCGTATGATTTGGCCTGAAAACGTTATGAATGCACATCAAAAAGCTGTGGTACAGGGGACTACAGTAATGAATTTAGACCCACGGTATTATGTAATGGTAAAAGCAGTTAGAATTCAAAGACAAGCTACAAAACAACAGTTAGAATTTGTAAAACATTTAAAAGAAGTACAAAAACACAATGGAATGAAAATAATTTATGAAATTGATGATATTTGTTTTAAAGAAGATATTCCAGATTATAACAAATATAAACCAGCTTTTGAAAATCCTGAAATTAGAGAATCCGCACAAGCTATTATGTCAATGTGTGATGAAATTACAGTAACTTGTCCTTTCATGAAAGATTATTATCGTAGTAAAACAGGTAATAGAAATGTAACGGTAATACCTAATTTTATGCCAAAGTTTTGGATTGGAAATCATTACGATTTAACCAAAAATATGAACAATTATGATAAGTTTAAGAAAAAACCTCGTATTTTGTATGCCGGTTCAGGAGCTCATTTTGATGTAGATAATCGAGTTAAACAAAAAGATGACTTTTTTCACGTAAATGAAATTATAAGAAAAACTATAGACAAATACCAATGGGTGTTTATGGGAGCATTTCCTTTACCTTTAATGGATTTAGTAAAAAGTGGTAAAGTAGAATTTCATCATTGGAAAAGATTATTTGAATATGCTGGTGCTATAGACAGCTTAAATGTAAACATGATGGTAGCACCGTTACAAGATAATATTTTTAATAGATCTAAAAGTGATTTAAAATATATTGAAGCATGTGCATTTGGATTACCTATTGCTTGTCAAGATTTATGCACTTATGAAAACGCTCCAATTAAATTTGAAACGGGAGCTGAAATGATTGATCGTATTGATGAAACGTTAAAGGATGTAGATAAGTATCGTTCTTTTTGCAAAAAGGGTAGGCAATATGCTGAAACACGTTGGCTAGAAACAGATCAAAACATTGACTGTTATATGGAAATGTACGGTACAAAGTACGGGGACCCATCTCGTAAAAACCTTGCACGATATAATAAAGATTGATTTAATAGGTACGGTGATATAATAGTTACGTGAGCTATCGTAACATATATTATAACAGTAAAGAACGGTGTGTTACGTTGTTTACTTGGGATAAAGATGGTAAACGCATAAAAGTAGACGCATCTATAGACCCATATCTTTATGTTGAAGGGGCTGGCAATGATGAATCAATTTACGGCACTAAACTTATAAAGAAATCTTTTAGAACTCAATACGACAGATACAAATACTTAAAAGACACTAATGTTAAGAGGGTTTTTGATAACTTTCCTATAGTTCAGCAATATCTTATTGATACGTTTTGGAAAGAAAATGAAAAACCTGAATTTGCATACCATCCAATAAAGGTAATGTTTGTTGATATTGAAGTTTATGCACCAGATGACTTTCCTCATGCTAATGAAGCAAAAGCTCCAGTAAATGTTATAACTGTTTATGATACATTGAGTAAAAAGTTTGTTACGTGGGGGGTTAAAGATTACCACACTGATGAGCAAGACGTTAGGTACATTAAATGTACAAGTGAAGCAGACTTGTTTAAGAAGTTTATAGAGTATTTTGAGAGTGATTATCCAGATATCTTAACTGGTTGGAACTCAGAGTTTTTTGATATACCGTATATTATTAACAGGTGTACAAAAGTATTGGATCAAAGTTATACTAATAGGTTATCACCATCAAACAATGTATATAGTAGATCAATAAAAGGACAATTTGGTCAAGAACAGATACGTTGGTATATTGAAGGTATATCATTAATTGATTATTTGGACGTGTATAAACGTTTCAGTGCAGGTGAACGTGAAAGCTATAAATTAGCATCTATTGCAGAGGCTGAATTAGGAGAAGGCAAAGTTGACTTTGGTACAATGAACTTGGCAACTTTAGCTGATACGGATTGGAAAACGTTCATAGATTATAACATTCAGGACGTTAGACTGTTAGTTAAATTAGAAGAAAAACTTAAGTACTCTGAACTTATTCGTATGTTAGCGTACGTGGGGTTAACTACGTTTGAAGGTGCAATGGGCTCGTTATCAGTTATTAACGGAGCAACTGCAGTTAGAGCTAGATTCCGAAGTCAGCGTATACCTTCTTTTATAAGAGATGAAGATGATGGGAGTAAAAACCCCGGTGCATATGTTGGAGCTCCTTTAAATGGGTTTCAAGAGTGTGTTATCTCATTTGACGCTAACTCTCTATATCCAAATGTGATGATTAGCTTGAATATATCTCCGGAAACAAAAGTTGGTGTGATAGAAGATAAAAATGATAAAGAAGTAACAATTAGACATGTAAGTGGTAAGACATATTCTTTACCTATAGCTAAGTTTGCACAGTTTATTGAGTCAGAACAAATAGCAATTAGTAAAGCTAATGTAATGTTTTCCCAGAAGAAAAAAGGTGTAATGCCTGAAATCTTAGATTATTATTATAACAAGAGACAAGTAATAAGAAAAGACATTAAAAAGTTTAAAAAACAGTACTCTGAACTAGAAGACAAAGAGACAAAAGATGCAAAACAACTCAAGATGACTATTGATCAGCTTGATGCAAAGCAGTTGTGTATAAAAGTGTTTATTAACTCAATTTATGGTTACTTTGGCAATAAAAACGCGCCTTTTGGCGATGATGACGTGGCTTCTTCAATTACACTTACCGGTCAGTCCGTTATTAAGCATTCAAATGAGTTGCTTAAGTCATTTATTAAGAACGAGATTAGCTCAATTGATGATGAACTACTTAATAAATGCATTATTTACAATGACACAGATTCTTCTTATGTGTCTATAAAACCTTTGTTTAAAGATAAATTGTTTAAAAAGGGTAATAAGTTAACAAAAGAGGCATATGATACGGTGAATAAGATTGAAGAGTATCTTAACACTAATATAAAAACGTGGGGAGCAAAAGCTTTAAACTCAAAAGACTCAAGGTTTATATTCAAACGTGAAGCTATAGCAGATGTTGGTATATTTTTACAGAAAAAACGTTACGTGTTACACATTTTGGATGATGAAGGTATACCTTGTGATAAGTTTAAGTATACAGGGGTTGAAGTAGTGAGAAGTACAATGCCCAAGGCAGTTAAACCTTATGTAAAACGTATTATTGAGACAATGTTATTAACACAAAATATTGGTGATACAAACAAGCTTATTAATGAGACTTATGAAATATTTAAGACGTTAACCGTTGAGGACATTGCTCTAGTATCTGGCATAAAAGGCTATGAAAAATTTGCAGGACAGTGTGATGGGTTTACAACTGCTAAGGGTATGCCTTGTCATGTAAAAGCTGCTTATTATTACAATTTACTTTTAGACAAATTTAAACTAAGTAGTAAGTATGAAAAAATAAGTTCTGGAGATAAAGTACGTTATTTTTACTTAGCACAACCAAACAAGTATAACATACAGGCTATTGGCTACAAATATTATTACCCAGAAGAGTTTAAAAAGTTGTTTGAGGCTGATTATGAGACAATGTTTGAAAGTCATATCTTTTCCGTGGTTGAAAGGTTTTATGAGAATGTTAATTGGTCAGCACAAAAACCCGGTTCTTTAGTACAAACTAATTTATTTGAATTGTTAGCTTGATTTTACAAATATACCATATAAAATAATAATATGAGCAATACTTACGTAACAATTATTGATAACACTGGAAGGAACATTCTAGGTGTATTAGCTAATGAAACAGACACAACTCTTGACATTTTGAATCCTGTAATGATTACAGTGCAACCACAAAATGGTCAATTTCAAGTACAACTTATTCCATTATTTTTAGCAGAATTTATTAGTACCGATGAAAAGACTTTAAGAAACTTTACTTACAAGTATAATAAATCAAATATTGCTATTGGTTTTAATTTTACAGTTGATAATAGAATTACTTCTCAATATGAAAAAATTATTGAAAATGCAAATACTGCTAAACCTACAGTTAACACAGGAGCAAAACCAGAAGTAATAAAATTATTTGAGGATTAATTTATGACACAACAAAAACAATCATATCTAAACGTAGAAAAAGAATTCAAACGTGGTCAAGTGGACGGAATTGACGGAGCAATTAAAGTTATGACTCGAGTCATAAATGGTACTGATGCAGGTGAAAATAGAGTTGCTAATAAAGAATTAGAAAAAATCCGTAGAGTATTTTTAATGTGGAGAGATCATATTATTGAATCAAAGGATAAAAACCCTAAATCTTTAAATATACTCATTGAAACAAAAAAGATAATGGACATACCAGTACCTAAAAATTAATTTAATTTATTGATTTTATACATACATCATTTATAATAGGTGTATGGATAAAGACATAAACGAAATTTTAGGTGAGATAGATAAGAGTAACCCGTATGCATCGTTTTTAAATGATGGGGCTCTTTCAACAGTTGATGGTTGGATTGATACCGGATCAATGGTCTTAAATGGCATTGTATCCGGTTCTTTATTTGGTGGTATACCTAAAGGTAGATTAACAATGTTAGCTGGACCTTCAATGACGGGCAAGTCTTTTATTGTTCAAAAGATTTTAGCAAATGCTCAGAAAGAAGGTCTTATTCCTATTATATTTGATAGTGAAAATGCAATTGATAAAGACGGAGCAGCTGCATTAGGTTTAGATACTTCAAATGTAAAGTATGTACCAACGTTTAGTATTGAAGAATGTCGCAATACTATATTTAATTTTTTAACAAAAGCTAAAGAAAAAGGGCAAACAGGCAAGTTTATTATCGCAATTGACTCATTAGGTAATATGGAAAGTGAATTGCAACTAGGTAGAATGGAAAAGAGCTCTACAAGTGCAGATATGGGTAGTAGAGCAAAGGCAGTTAAATCATTATTAAGAACTTGCACTCAATTAGCAGCAGTTACAAAGACAACTATACTAGTAACTAATCATATATTTGATGACCCATCAGCAATGTTTCCTTCTTTAGTAAAAGATATGCCAGGTGGTAGAGCAGCAGTCTATTTACC